GACGTCACCAAAGCCACTGGTATTGGTGGGGGTGGCTCCCATCAGCTGGGGTGGGACGCGGTGGACGGCCGCAATGTCGACGCGGCTGGCTTCTTTGATGTTCCAGAACTCGTCCTTGGCGGCCACTTCACTGATTGGTAGGATCTGAATGCCATCTTTTTTGCCATTTGGGGAGTACAAGAACAGGTTTCTGAAGTTGCCCACGCCTTTCGAATCTTTGAGGGCTTTGCGCATGTTGTCGATGTCGTCTTTGTTTTGCGCAGGGTCGGTCACGTACATGATGAAGCCCGCGTGTGAGCCGTTTAGGTAGTACTTGCGCCGGAATAAGGTGGCAGCCTCGTCCAGCCATGCGGCATTCATGGCCGAGAGGTATTCGGGCGAGCCGTAGACCTCTTGGTTAATGTCCGGTTCCATCAGGTGGCAGATGGTGTTGAGTTCAAATTCATGGTCATCTTGAATACTGCCGGTCACAAAGAAGTACTGCCCGTCGTCCTTGCCCACGCGCATGTATTTGGCCAGTGGCGCACGCAGGCGCATGGGTCGGCCTGACATGGCATTGTGTCGCTCAATGTAGCCATTGCCAAACACGAGGAAGTCCAGCACAAAGCGGCTGAATTCTAGCTGACTGAGCAAGGGATGCGGCTCGAAGGTGCTGACGAGGATGTTGCGCTTCACATAGAGGGCGCTGGCATGGTGCGGGCTGGCACGCATGGTGAGCGCCAAGCCATCCAGATCCATTGGTGGGGAGTACCACTTTTGGTTGACCATTGAGCATTCGCCAAAATACACGGATGCCCGTTGATCGAGCACCGGTACCGGATCACCAAAGGTGAACGCTTCCATATGCGGGGGCTGTGGCCGCACCGTGTTGGCCTGTGGGCTGTAATGCAGGGGATCACCGTTGGCGGTGACCAGTTGCTTGGGTTGGTTCATTCATATAACTCCATCATGTTTTGGGTTTCTTCGCCAATGGCGAGGGGTTCGTGGTGCAGGGCGTGCATGAATGCCCACGCCAAATCGGCATGGCCGGTTTCTTCCGATCGTTCGGCTTTGTAGGTGACGGCGCGTTCACTGGCGGTTAGGGTTTTATGGATGGCAACAAAGCTGGCCACCACGTCTGTCCAGCTCAGGTCAAACTGCAGGCGGCCTTTGTGGATCACGTCTTTGGCTTTTAAAACAAACTGGCTTTTGAGTTCTGGGGTGTAGAGCAGCTTGGTGGCGGCTGGGTAGAATTTGACGACTTCTTCATAGAAACCCACGCCCATGCCGGTGGCATCAATACCGAGGTATTCGACGTTGTAGCGGGTCAGGATGTCGTCCTTGAGGTAGGCGGCCTGTGCGGTAAAGTCGGAGCCTTGGAACTGGATCCGCTCCACCGCTCGCAATAAACCACCCTGTGCTGCGGGGGCGGCTACCACCACTAAACCTGCACTGTCACCAGACAAGGCAGGGTCATAGCCGACCCAGACTGGATGATTGCCGAGTGGCCGTGGGCTATACGGTCGCATGTCCGTCCACAATTCTTCTGTGTCGACCATGCAGCTCATGAGTTCACTGACCGTGAAGGCGGATTGGGTGTCATCGATAAAATGACACATCAGCAAGTTGTCGAATTCTTGTGGGCTGTATTCAATGCGCAGTTGGTCAAGGTCGAATAGGTCACAACCGCCTGCTAGGGCGTCCTCGACCGTGACCATTTGCCGCCACTGCCCGTCTTCACATAGGCGACCGTCTTTTAACGCGGCATGGCTGGTGTCGAAATTGACTCGCTCTTCTTTGCGCCGACTGATGTTGAACAGCCCACCCGTCCAGAATTTATAGGCTTGGTGCTGTTTGGAGGATGGCGTGGAGATATAGGTCTGCCGCCATTTTTTATGCATGGCCATACCGGAGGCCACTTTGCGAAACTCAATAAAGCGATGAATCCAGAAGTACTCGTCCAGATAAATATTGCCGTGATACGACTGGGCGGTGCGGGAGTTGGTTCCCAAGAAGCGCAGCTCGGCACCATTGGGCAAAATGATCGGATCACCGGTTAACTGCACGCCAGTGGTGTCCAGCACAAACTGAACGATGTACTGGCGGAACACGAGGGCTTGGTTTTTTGAGGCCGATAAAAAAATCTGGTTGCGGCCTGTGTCGAGGGCATCAATTAAGGCTTCTCTGGCGAAGTACCACGTTGCGCCAATTTGGCGGCTTTTTAAAATGTTGCGAATCCGGTGGTGTTGACCCGCATCAAACCAGACCCGTTGATACTCAAACAGACCGGCATTAAATGCGTCAATCAGTTGCTGTTGCTGTTCGTCATCAAGCTGATTTGTTTGCGCGGGTGTGCGCTCACCTTTGCCGCGATTGCCCAGTTTGTGGTTTAAGTCCTTGAGCTTGCCGGTTTCTTCATAGTGTTTTTGCTTGGCAATTTCGGTCATTTGCCGACCGAGCAGGTCGATTTCTTTAAAGTCCTTGCCGTCTTTTTCGTTTTTAAAGATCAGTTGGATCATGCGGCATTCTAGCGAGCCTTCCACTCGATCCAAGGCTGATGACGCGTCCCATTTGCCTGAGTCTTTCCAGCTCTGCACGGTGGTGCGTGGCAGCTCAAGCATCTCTGCAATGGCTCTAATGCGCCAGCCCATCCAATACAGGGTGCGGGCTGCAACTTGGGCGTTATCACCGATCGGAACTGGGGGAGCAGTGGCCGGTTGTGTCATGAATCAAATGCCTAAACAGAGGGTATTCGCTCAGGCTATGGACTGTTTTGGCTTTATTCTGGATGTTTAGGTGTGTTCAAGCCCTTGATCACACCTAACAGCGTTGAGTTCGATCCACAGAAGAAACCACAGTGAGGGTCTAGCGCCCCCTACTGCCTTCAACCTTCTGTCGAGCTTCTCCAATGGCTAAAAAATTATTCCGTATTTGCCGTGTTGGTCAAACCACCGATGGCCGTGAGATCACCTTAGATCAGGTCAATGAGATGGCCGCCAGCTATTCGCCCGACACCTATGGCGCACGGCTGAATATTGAACATTACCGCAGTGTCTACCCCAGTGCCGGTGGGTTTGGGGCGTATGGTGATGTGGTGGCGTTGTCCGTCGAAACCGATGGCGATCAAACCTATTTGGTGGCTGAGATTGACCCCACACCTGAGTTGATCGCGTTGTCCAAAGCACGTCAGAAGGTGTATTTCTCGATTGAAATCGACCCGAAGTTTGCCGGTACCGGCAAAGCCTATCTGGTGGGTCTGGCCTGTACCGACTCACCGGCCAGTCTTGGCACCAGCTACATGCAATTTTGCCAACAGAACCCTGAAATCAGTCCGCTCAAAGCCAAAAAACAGACCGCCCATAACCTGTTTTCATCGGCAGATGCGGAGTTCTTTGGCGCGTTTCATGATGACGGCAACAAGACCACCCTGCTCGATACCATCAAGGGCTTGTTCACGGCACAAGATAAGAAGTTCGACAAAGTGGAAGAGTCGGCCAAAGCCTTGGAACAACTGCCACAAACCCTGTCCAGTTTGCAACGCGCCCAAGAAACCTTGGCGGGTGGGATCGATCAGATCAGCACCCAATTTAGCACCATGCTCAAGCGGATTGGTGATTTGGAAAAAGGTCAACAGGGTCAACAACAAACCCTCGACAAGGTCGAACAAACCCTTGATACCACGCCACCTGCACACTTTCGTCAACGCCCAAAAGCCAATGGTGGCGGTGATGAGGCGATTGCTGACTGCTAAATCTGCTGCACTGACCCCATACCCAAACCGACATTGATTTTTTGGAGCCACCCCGATGCGCAACTCGACCCGACTGGTTTTTAACAAATATACCGAGCAACAGGCCAAACTGAATGGCGTGAGCTCTGCCACCCAGAAGTTCGATATTAACCCCGCGATTCAACAACGGCTTGAAGACCGGATTCAAGAATCCAGTGGCTTTTTGCAGCAGATCAACGTCGTGCCGGTCACCGAGCAAGAAGGCGAAGTGCTGGGTCTGGGGATCAGTGGTGCGATTGCCTCCCGTACCAATACCCGCAATGGCACACCGCGTCAGCCCAAACTGGTGGGCAATGTGTCACGCCTTAATCGCTATAAATGCGCCAAGACCGATTTTGATACCGCGATTCGTTATGAACAAGTCGATCTGTGGGCGCGTTACCCAGATTTCCAAAACCGCATCCGCGACATGGTGGTCAACCAACAGGCGCTAGATCGCATCTTGATCGGCTTCCACGGCAAACGGGTCGAAGAAAACTCAGACCCTGACACCTACCCGATGCGCGATGACATGAACATCGGTTGGCTGGAAAACATTCGCCAGAATGCACCCGAGCATTGGCTGTTTGAACGGACGCTCGGCTCAGGCCAAAGCATCCGGATCGGTGCGGGTGGTGAATACAACAACCTCGATGCTTTGGTGGTCGACAGCGTGAATAACCTGATCGACCCGCTGTACAGCAGCAACCCGAATATGGTGTGTTTGGTTGGCCGCAACCTGATGAACGACAAACTGTTCCCGCTGGTCAATAACGTCGATAAGCCGACCGAAATCATCGCGGCACAGGCATTGCTCGGCCAAGGCCGCCTCGGGGGACTACCGCCCGTCCGTGCGCCGTACTTCCCTGATAACGCCATCTTGATTACCACGCTGGACAACTTGTCGATCTATTGGCAAGAGGGTGCACGTCGTCGCTCGGTGGTGGATGAAGCCAGCCTAGATCGCGTGGTCAACTACGACACCAGCAATGATGCTTACGTCGTCGAAAACCTTGATGCGGTCTGCTTTATTGAAAACATTGAGCTGCTGTAATCATGGCGACCAAAACCATCGCCCAAGCCCGTGCCGAACAAGCACGGGCGCTGAAGGATGCCGCCCAATCGGCATCCGGTGGGCACGCCCCAGCCGGTCGGTCGCACACCTATAACCTGTTGCTGCTCAAACTGGCTGAAGACAAGCGGGCGCTGAAGGCTATCGAGAGCATCGACCGTAAAATTGCGCTTAAGCGTGAGCTGCTACCGCACTACGTCGAATGGGTCGATGCCGTGTTGGAAAAAGGCACTGGTGGTGCAGATCAGGTGTTGATGACCGTGATGCTGTGGCGAATTGATACGGCTGACTTTGCCGGTGCATTGGCGATTGGGCGTTATGCGATTGCCCATGACCTCAACATGCCGGATCAGTATCAACGCAAAACCCCGACCATTCTGGCCGAGGAAATTGCCGACACCGCCAAGTCGATGCGGACCAATCAACCCGATCTGGATCAAGCCGCCACCCTACAACTGTTGCTGCACACCTATGATTTGACTGCCGACTGTGACATGGCCAATGAAGTCCGCGCCAAGTTGCACCGCATCACTGGGTTTTATGCCGAATCTTTAGATCCACCCCTCGCCCTGATGCACTTGAAAGAAGCCTATCGGCTGAATGAAAAGTGTGGGGTGAAATCAAATATTAACCGCTTGGAAAAGCTGGTTAATTCCGTGTCGTGACCGCGACTGCCGGACGGCGCAGAGACCCTGCTCTTGATTGAGACAGGCGTCTCTGCCCACCGTCCACCTCTGAGCTGGAGCAATCCGTATGGGATTTAGTGCAGGAAGCCAAGTCGCCAGTCAACTGGTGGTCAATGATGGGTTTTGGCCTGATCTCAACACCAGTGATTTTGCCAATGCCTCACGTTTAGATGGGTCGGTATCGACCCCTCGATTGGTACAGGCGATTGCCACCGCCATGCTGACCATCAATCGTGAATCAGCCGTGCGGGCGCTGAAAAGCCAAGCGATTGACCACGCGCAATACAGCCTTGCGGCCATCCCTGCTGACCAGATCAATCATGAGTCGGTGCAGGTGTTTCATTACCGGACAGCGGTGTACAGCGAAGCCCGTGCGTTATTGACTGAGCATTATCGTGATTTTGATACCACCACCGATGGCGACAAACGTGCCAAGACCCTAGAGCCACAAATTGATGCCTATCGGCGTGAATCACGTCGGGCGGTGGCCGATTTAACCCAACAAAGCTATAGCGTGGTCGAGCTGATATGAGTGTGATCAGCAGCCTGCAAAACGATACGGTGGATCAACTGTGCCATCGGCATTTGGGGCGCACAGGTGGGGTGACTGAGCAAGTGTTTGACCTTAACCCCCACCTTGCCCTGCTGCCACCCGTGCTGCCCAGTGGCATCTCGATCACCTTGCCGGTGACCCCTGCTCAGCTTGAGCACGCCATTGTTCAGTTGTGGGATTAGCACATGGATACTTTGATCAACCAACACTTGCACTGGCTCGTGACCCATATCGGCCTGATTTGGATGGCCTTGGGCGGTGCTGCCCTGCGGATTTTACTGGTGCTGAATGAGCCATTGCATCGCCGAATCCAAAACGGCATCGCAGGCATGATTTTGGCACTGATGCTGTCTGACCTGACCGCCAACGCCTTTAGCAAAGGCCAATACGCCGGTGCGTATGCGGTGATTTATGGCTTGGTGGCGCGTGAGTTGGTCATGGCATTCATCAAGTTCACCAACCGGCAGGCTTACCCGATTCTCAATCGTTTAGTCGATTTCTTTCTACGGATTCGGCTACGCCTGATTCCAGATGACCCCCATTCCAACCCACCCAAAGAGGAGACACCACCATGAACTGGTTAGATCTGATCAGCATCGGATCGGTGCTGGTGATTGCCATTGTCTGTGCATCCATCATCATTCAGTTTCATGATGAAGTCGGCCTGATCGTGACCCTGTGCCTATTTATGCTGTTGTGCTCCTGCGTGGGCTTGGCCTTTGACGAAAGCGATGGCTCGCCAACCGTGTGGTCTTCGCCTATTTTTCGCATGGCAGCCGCTGTGGCCATTGTCCTGACCTATTGGCGCATTCGTCGGTTTTGGTCGTACTACGGGGCTTTTTTACGCCGTTTGGGAGCCGCATCATGACCGCACCCCTGTATCTGACAGATCATGATTTTAGCGTGGCAGCCACCCGACTACGGGTCGATGTGGCCGCCATTCATGCGGTGACTGAGGTCGAGTCCTTGGGTGGTGGGTTTTGGCCATCTGGTCAGATTAAAATCTTGTACGAACGCCACGTCATGTACCGCCAGTTGGCGATGGTGATCAGTCCCGAACAATTGCATCAGCATCAAAATGCCTCACCCAACTTGGTCAATCCGATGGCAGGTGGTTATGCCACCGGTACAAATGCAGCTGAACGCGGTCAGGCCGAACATCTACGACTCAAATCTGCCCGATTGATCCATAAAACCTTGAGCTTAGAAGCCTGCTCGTGGGGCATGTTTCAGATGATGGGTTTTCACTGGCGCAATCTGGGCTATTCGTCTGCGGTAGATTTTGTACTGACCTTGTCGCAATCTGAAGCCCATCAGCTTGAGGCGTTTTGTCGCTTTGTTGAGTCCAACACTCAATTGATCAATGCCCTGCGCACCCACGATTGGGTTCAATTTGCGCGGCTGTACAACGGCAAAAACTTTGCCAAAAACAAATATGACACTCGCCTACGTGATGCCCATAAGCAGTGGAGCCAGCACTAGTGAAGCTGATCAGCAGCCTACGCCAACACCTGTTGGATAAAATTGAGCACCTACGCCATAACCCTGACCGGCTGTTGATCTCGGTTGATCAAGGCCACATGGAATGGCAAGGCACTGGTTTATCGCATCGGCAAAACTATATGGCCATCATTGAAGTGGATGCGTGGCCAGAAGCCTTAGAGAGTAATGACCTGTTTGTGCCGGTGCTTGATTGGTATCAACAGCACCAAGATCCACGCCCAGCAAACAGTAAGAGTCCGATTCGCTACCAAACTTACATCTTGAGCAGTGGCTCAACCACGGTGGTCATTGAGCTTGACCTTGAAGAGTGGATTGTTGCCGCGATGCTGCCCGATGGTACCTATCAATTTGATGTGTGTGCGGTGACGGTATGAGCGACTTTGCCGCGTTGGGCAGTTGGTTAGCCCCCTTGCTTAGACAGACCTCCGCCAGTGAGAAAAGCAAGCTGATGCGTCGAGTGGCTATAGAATTACGCAAGCGCAATCAGCAACGTATTCGTGCCGAAGTGGATGCGGATAGTGAGCCGTTCGTGCCGCGTAAATCAGGCGATGGTCGCCCGATGTTTCGTGAACTGACGATGGCACGGCACTTTAAAACCCGTGCCACCGCGACCACGGCAGAGGCTGGATTTGCGGGTTCTGCCGCTAGAATTGCAGGCATCCATGAATTTGGCCGTACTGATGTGGTGAATAAAAGCAAAGCCATCAGCCATAAATACCCACGGCGTGCCTTGCTGGGGATCAGTGATGATGATCAGAAATTTATTGAGGAGGTCATTCTTGACCATTTGAGAGGTTAATGTTGGACATCCGTTGCACCACCTGTTGCCGCAAATTAGCCGAAGCCCAAGGCTTCACCCTACTGTCGATCAAATGCCCCCGTTGTGGCTTGATCAATACCCTGAGCGCCCAGAGCAGCCCAACCTCCGAACGCCGTCGAGCGTCTCTGTCGGAGAACGGCCATGACCGAATCCACCACAAAGCCCACCTATAACCCATCAGGCCGCGCCTTTACCGCATGGGTCGGTGGCAAATCTCAACTCGCCCGTCGGGTCATCGACATCATGCCTGCCCACCACTGCTACTGCGAAGTGTTTGCTGGTGCAGCTTGGGTGCTGTTTAAAAAGACCCCATCGCCTGTGGAGGTGGTCAACGACATCAATGGTGAGCTGGTCAACTTGTATCGGGTGATTCAGCACCATCTGCCAGAGTTTGCCCGCCAGTTTGATAGCCTGTTGGTCGCCCGTGATGAATACGAGCGTCTTAAAAAAGTCGCCCCTGAAACCTTGACGGATATTCAGCGTGCTGCCCGCTATTACTACCTGCTGCGCTTGGGCTATGGCGGCAAAGTCAGCAGCCATGTACTGACCCAAGGGATTGACCGACCTCCAGCCTTAAATCCGATGGAACTTGAAGCGCAACTGGCTCGCCAACACGAGCGCTTGTCGCATGTGATGATCGAAAACCAATCCTACAGCCGCATCCTTGAGCGCTTTGATAGCGATCGCACCCTGTTTTATTTAGATCCACCATACTGGGGCTGTGAAGACTATTACGGCAAAAACCTGTTTGAGCGTGCCGACTTTGAACGCTTGCGCGATCAGTTGCGTGGCCTAAAAGCCAAGTGGATTTTATCGCTCAACAACGTGCCTGAGATCAAACAAATCTTTGCTGAGTTCACCATCACCGAGGAGTCGGTCAATTGGAACTTAGAGAACAATGGCTCTTCCAAAACCCGTCGCGCCAATGAACTGCTGATCAGTAATTTCGGTCATCAATAAGCCCTGCATAGACTTTAGGTGTGTTCAAGCCCTTGATCACACCTAAGCCGCGTGCAATGCCGATCCGTGCCGTTGCACGATCACGCTATGAGCACACTCACCCCAGAAACCGAACGTCGCCTTGGCAACCTCAATAATCTTGGGCGCATTTTTGCGGTCAACGTGGACGATGGTACCTGCCGTGTCGACGTGGGCGACAACCAAACTGACTGGATTCCCTTTCGGTCCGCACGGATGGGTGCTTGCAAAATTTGGCTTCCCCCCAGCGTAGGTGAGCAGGTCGAAGTCACCAGCAGCAACGGTGAATTATCGACGGCTTATGTGGGTGGGTCGATTCATTGTAATGACAATGGCATTCCAACCAACCCGACTCACCCGCAAATTCATCTGCCAGATGGGGCTGTGTTTCGCTATGACCTCGACCAACACCAGCTCCTGATCAACCTACCCATCGGTGGAACAGCCCAGCTTGATGTTGAACAAGTCGAGATTACGGGGACTGCAACCGCCACCGATTTTGTGACCAAAGGGGGCGTGTCACTGGCGACCCATCTGCACAGCCATGTGAAGGTCGGCCCCAGTTTGAGCGGCCCACCCAGCATGGGTGGCACAACCGGTGGTGGCACAACCGGTGGTGGCTCAGCTGGTGGTGGCTCAGGCGGTGGAGACACAACGGGGGGTGCGGATGTCACTCAAGACGAATTCTCAGGCGACATGGTCGCTTGGTACCTACTAGCGAGAGGATAAAATGGCCACGTTACAACAACGGATCACCGATTTAGCCACCGCCATCGGCGCTGATGTCAAAGCACTGCGAGCTGCGGATGGCTCATTGTCTAGTTTATCAACCAGCTCAAAAAACAATTTGGTTGCTGCAATCAACGAAGTGTATAGCCTCGCCCAAACATCAACCGCCTTAATCAATGACTCAGCTGGCGATGGCGTGACCAATAAAACATGGTCAGCAGACAAGATTTACGACTCGATTTTAGCATCGATCAATGCGCTACGGACTGAGCTAACCGCCGGTGCATCCTCTGCACTCGACACATTTGCAGAGTTAGCAACGGCCTTAGGCAACGACCCCAACTTTGCATCAACCATTGCCGCAGGTCTGAATAACCGTGTGCGTTTTGATAGCGCCCAAACTTTGACGGCTGCACAAAAAACCCAAGCCCGCGACAACATCGGCGCACAAGATGCCGCCGCTATTGGCAACCCAGACACCGATCTGGCCGCCATTTATAACGCGGCCAAGGTCTAAATCATGACCTTGCTTGAGCGTTTGACCTTGGCAGTGCAGTCGATTGGTGCTGACATCAAAGCACTCAATGCTGCTCGCCCAAAGCTCAAACAAACCACCATCAATGTGACCAATGCCAGCAGCAGCACGTTTGTCACACTGGCGGAATTGGCGATTCCGGTCACTGCCGGAAAAGTCTACCAGCTGGAATACCTGCTGCGGATTCAAAGCACTTCTACGCTGATCGGCCCTGCCATCCAATTGATTACGCCAGCCGGAACGCTCACCGCAACGACTCACCGCTCGCGTGCGGCTGATGGCACTGGTGGATTTTTTCACGGTGCCATCACTGCCAGTGCTGACATCGTCGCTGACAACGCCACACAAGCGACCAATACCGCGCAACCATTGCGTATTGATGCCGTATTTATGCCCACCGCAAACGGCACGATCAACCTGCAATTTAGGATGGAAGCCGGTCTGCTTGGTAGCGGCACAGTACAGATCAATACCGGCTCATGTGTGGTCTATTCGGAGATCACACCATGATCGGCATGTCCCGCATATCAGGTCAGGCCATTGATGGCGATGCCCACCTGCATCAATCCATCCGTGACATTTTGACCACCCCCATCGGCTCACGGGTGATGCGCCGTGACTACGGGTCACTGATCCCTTTTTTAATTGATCAACCTGCCAATGCCCTGCTGCTGATGCGTCTACGGGCGGTCATCACTCACGCGCTGTTGACGTGGGAGCCACGGGTACGACCCACCAAGATTCACCTGCACGTCACCGCCCAAGGGGTGAGCCAACTGACCTTGGCGGTTGAACGCACCCACATGGGTCAGGGATCCACATTCACCCTCGGACTCAGGAGCGCGTGATGAGTACGATCCAACGCATTGATTTGACCACGCTCCCGATTCCAGACGTGGTCACCGCACTGGACTTTGAATCACTGGTGGCCGACATGAAAGCCGCCTTGATCTCTGAAGACCCCACGTGGGCAGATGCCCTTGCACTTGAGTCTGAACCGATGGTCAAGCTCCTCGAGCAGATTGCGTATCGAGAGCTACACCAGATTAATCGGGTCAATCAGACCGCAAAATCATTACTACTGGCCTATGCCACTGGCACAACGCTGGATCATATCGGGGTGACCCGCGATGTGGAGCGCTTACTGATCACGCCCGCCGACCCCAACACCACCCCACCCACTGAGGCTGTCTATGAAACCGATGCCGCCTACCGCCGTCGTATCCAACTTAGTCCAGAGCGTTATTCGGCAGGCAGTTTGGGTGCTTATGTGTATTGGGCTTTGTCTGCTGCTGGCACGGTGCGAGACGCCAGCCCCGACACCCCAAGTGCCGGTGTTGTTCATCTTTACATCCAAAGCCACACCGATGCCATTGCTGGACTCGCGCTTCTCACGGCTGTGGCCGTCACCTTAAACGAAGGCTCACGCCGCCCCTTTACCGATGAGCTGCATGTGATTGCCGCCACGCCACAAGACGTGGCGATTGTGGCCGAACTCACCCTGTTTCCGTGGCCTGATGCGGCTGTGGTGTTGGCCAATGCCAATGCCGCACTCGACCGCTATTTGGCGCAAATCTCCTCCCTTGGCTATGACGTGACCCAGTCGGGCTTGCATGCCGCCTTGCATCAAGCAGGGGTGCAGCGGGTCAGTTTGATCAGCCCCACGCATGACCTCGTGATTCCAAAAAGTCGATATGCCCGTTGCATCTCACGGGTGATTGAGGTGGTGGAGTACCGCGATGTCTAAATTGCTGCCCCCCAACGCGACGCCACTTGAAACAGCACTGGCGGCACAAGCTGATCGGATTCATCAGATCGCGGTGACCTTTGTGGCCATGCATGACCTCAACACCTGCCCTGCCCCGTATTTGCCGTGGTTGGCATGGGCACACCGTGTGGATTTTTGGCAAGCCGATTGGACTGATCAACAAAAACGGGCGGCCATTGCTGAGAGCAAAACTTTTAATCAGGCACGAGGCACGTCGCATGCCCTGACCTATGCCCTTGCTCATGTCACGGCCAACGCACAACTGGTGGCGTGGCATCAGCTGCAGCCCAAAGGCATGCCGTTCACGTTTACCGTCCAACTTCCCCAAGAGCAGCTGTATGCCATTGATGAGCTTCAAACCATTCATACCGCGATCGATTCCGCAAAGAGCGCACGCGATGTTTATGGCGTGCAAGCGCGTGTGCGAGCAGCTGGATCATTTTTTGTGGCCGGTGCCACACGCGAAGGACAACGCGTCAGCTTGTCCACCCTCGATTGACCCGATCAACACGGAGCAGCACCCGATGACCCCAACCCTTGCAAAATCCAAAGCCGCGCGGCTGGCGTCTCCCGCCAGTCTGAGCATGACCCCCAATGCACGGGTGGTGATGGCGGCTGCCCTCAGCAGTCTGGCGCTACAACGTGAATCGACCAGTATTGTCTCGCTGGTCAATCCTGCCGCCACGCTCAACATTGACGTGGATGCACAAAATTTTTCGGCAATGGGTGGACAGTTTTTTATTGTTAAAGCCGACACGACCGATGCCAGCACGATCACCGTGAACTATGTGCATGGCAACACCACCCACGCGTCACAGGTGTTTGCGGTTGCTGCCGACTCGATTGGGCAACTGGTGCTGGGTGCAGTGGTCTCCGCCAGCAATCATGTGGACTTGGTGGTGATTGGACATCATGTGGTGGGAAAGCCTAATGCCACTGGTGGCGAAACCGCCATCAGTGGTGTGGTGCTGCATCACCTGAGCTATGCCAACCACCTGTTGCATTACACCGGTGGGGCAATGGTGAGTGCTGCCGCCAGCATTGAGCTGCTGCCCTTCCAAGCGATTGACCTGACCCTGCCGATGGGGGCGTTTGAATGCTACGTCGTGCTGTCGGCCTGTGCAGATTTGGCCGACGACACCCAGCAACTGGCAAGCCTGACCCTGTTGGCTGACCTCACCGGTCAGTACACCGGCAGCATGATCGGCAATGACAATGCCGCGCAATCCCTCAGCGCCAACCACGGCGCGGTGCTGAACCTACAAAACTATGGCAACAGCCAAATGGGTGTGGGTTTGGCGGGTGTGGTGCTGTACAGCAAGGTCAACCCCAGTCTGGCCAATGCCAGCAAGGTTTATTTGCATTTGGTGTTTAGCAGTGCCGATGCCGACACCTTGCCCGACTTGCCGATGGTGATCCTGCCTCAGCCGATTCAGGTTTAAGTCATGGCGACCTACTACCTTGTTTTAACCACGCATGGCAGCGAACGCTTAGCGCAAGCGCAGGCAGGGACTCGCCCGTTTGAAATCACCCAGCTTGCACTGGGTGATGCCAACGGACAGCCGTATTTGCCCAGTTCCAGAATATCAACGGATGCCTTGGTCAATGAACGCGCTCGGGTTGATGTCACCGATGTCAGCGTTGTGGGGCAACAGGTCGAGGTCGCCGCACTGATTGGCTCAGAGATTGGCGGCTTTAATGTGCATGAAATCGCCCTGTTAGATGACCAAGGCAAGGCGGTCTACCTCGGCAATTATCACGGCGGCTATCGTCCGATTTTAACCGAGGGCGCGGGTGGTGATCTTCAGCTCATGCTGGTACTGGCCACCAATGGCCTAGCCCCTGTGGTCATTCAAATGAATCCCACCACAGTGGTCGCTGACCGCCAGTGGGTCATCGACCATTTTGTCAGTATTCCTACCTTTGACGCTCACGTTACGCAAAACGCACTCGAGCACGCCAATTTGCTGCTGTTGATCCAACAACTGACCGCAATGCTGGCTCAAACAAACGAGGAACTCATGGACACCCAAGTCGTTCAACAGATTCAGCAGACGCTGATTTTAATGCAACAGCGCCTGACCGCCCTTGAGCAAGACCGGCTAGAGGACATTGAAGTCGGTGATGTCCTGATCACCACCCTACAGTTTGCTGATGAACATGCGGTAGCCGCACACAAGGGCTATGGCACTTGGCGAGCAGAAGCAACGGGCCGTTATGTTGTCGGCGCAGGCGTTGGTGTTGATGCCGATGGCGTAGAAAAAACCATCGCCGTTGGTGACACATTGGGCGCGTATTTCTTGACCCAAACAGCAGCACAAGTTGGCGCACACACACACCCAACGGATGCCCAAAAACAAGATGGTGACACCATTGTTGCCAACGGACCGTTCTATGACGTTCTGACGCTACAAGCCGCCAGCGTCGGTGAAAACCAAGCCCAAGCCGATGTCGAACCCATGCCCATCAACCCGCCTTACCAAGCGTTTGGTTTTTGGCGTCGGATGACCTAACCCACCCCTGACCGGAGAACAAGATGGCTCAGTTTCATCATGGTATTAGCGCCGCTGAAGTCAACAGCGGCATCATCCCCATTCGAACCGCCGCCACCGCCGTGATTGGGCTGATTGCCGTGGCTTCCGATGCGGATGCGAGTGTTTTTCCGCTCGACACCCCCGTGCTGGTGACCAGCATTTCACGCGCCCTCATCAGTGCAGGCTATGACGGCACACTCCGCCGTGCGCTAGAAGCCATGCAGCCGATCACCAATCCGACCATGGTGGTGATTCGTGTGGCCAACACCGACCCAACAACTGTGATTGGCTCAGGCTCAGGGCAACGGACAGGGGTTCACGCCTTGCTCACGGCTCAATCGGTGCTGGGGATCACACCCAAAATTTTGGTCGCGCCTGAGCTAGAAACGCCAGATGTCGATCAGGCACTGATTGCAGTAGCCAAAAAACTCCGTGCAATGGTCTATGCCACCCCACGCGATGCCCAACAGGTCATGCTGACCACCAAAGAAGCCGTCGCCACCTACCGCGACACACTGGCTGCACGGGAAATTATTTTGATCTGGCCTGAGTTCACCAGTGGCAATGTGCTGCTTGATCCAACCCCTGAGCCTGATCCCGTTGATCCCGTAGGACTCTGATCATGTCTTATTACCAAGCCACCAGTCAGCAGACGATCCCAAGCGTTGAAGCCCGTCTTGATGCCCTGCCCAGCACCGCTGATCTGCTCTTAACCGTGGAAATCGACGGGACGCAATACACCAAAGCCTTCGACATAGATGCACTGACATGGCCTTGGTATGCCAATGGCGGAGGTGTTGAGCAGGCCTATAGCTTTGCGCTACCCAGTGAATCCGGTCTGCCGGATGGCAGCGTCTCTTGGTTTCATGACGCGTTGGGTGACTATCGCTTCGCCATCCAATTTGAGATGCCATTCACGGTCGTGGCGACCTCCGAAAACGACCTTGATCTTCACACCCTACTGAATTTTGGCACCCCTGTTTTTTTTGAATCCCCCATCGACCCACCCCCAACAGACCCCACACCCGAGGAGCCAACCGTGACCACACCCACCTATGGCGCAGGCATCTTGCATGCCGTCGCTGTTGCTGCCGCATTGCGTGCTGAACTGGACGAACGCATCGGCTGGCATAAATCGCTGTCAAACGTAGCCGTCACTGGTCCCACCGGCATCAGTGAACCAATCACATGGGACTTAGAAGACCCCGACACCGATGCCGGTTATCTCAACAGCCACGACATCACCACGCTGATTCAGCACGTCGGCTTTCGGTTTTGGGGCAATCGTACCTGTAGTGACGACCCGCGCTTTGCCTTTGAAGTCGCCACCCGCACCGCCCAAACCGTGCTGGAAACGATTGTCCAAGGCTGCTTCCCCTTTGTCGATCAACCCCTGATCCCGTCATTGGCCAAAGACATCATTGACTCGATCAACGCCAAATTGACCGAGCTGGTGTCCTCCAATCGGCTGATTGGCGCGTCCTGTTGGTATGACCCAAACGCCTCGGGCAACAGCGTGCAAGCCCTCAGCCAAGGCCAGTTTTTTGTCGACTATGACTATACGCCCGTGCCGACGCTCGAAAACCTTGGCCTCAACCAGCGCATCACCGATCGCTATCTGGTTGATTTTTCCAAACTGATTGCCCAAGCCGCTTAAGCAGTTTGGGATTGTTTTTTCACTAGGAGCACTGCACATGGGCATGCCCAGCAAATTGAAAAACTTCCTCTGCCACAAGGGTGAAGGCCAAGCAGCAGCGTACCAAGGCAAAGTGACTGAGGTCGAACTGCCCAAACTGGCACGCAAACTGGAGGACTTTCGATCCGGTGGTATGGACGGCACAGTGAGTGTCGATCTGGGTCAAGAAAAGATGGAAATGAAACTGACGGTCGGTGGCTTTATGGTCGAGCTGTACCGCGACTTTGCCAAGCCGGGTGTCAATGGTGTGCCGCTTCGCTTTAGTGGGGCATACCAACGGGATGACACCTGTGCCGTCCAATCCGTTGAGGTGTATTGCCGTGGCCGCTTGGCAGAAATTGATACAGGCAAAGCCAAGGCCGGTGATGACACCGAACAAACCTTTAGCTACCACATCAATTACTACCGCCTGCGGGTTGATGGACGCGATGAGATGGAGATCGATGTCATCAACATGAAATGCATTGTCGATGGCGTGGATCGACTGGCCGAAATTCGTGAAGCCATAGGACTGAACTAATGAACCCACTACAACGCGCCAAGCAACACATTGAAGAGACCGTCGAACGCCGTCGCCGTGAGCAACAAGAACGACTTAACAGCCGTTTAACCGCAGCTGATCATGGTCGCGTCCAAGAGGCCTATCAAACACAACCCGTTGTGATGGACTTATATTCGGCAAGCGGTGTAGACCGTGAATGTGCCAGTCCATCCCACACAGCAACCGATACTGGGTCGAGCAGCTCAAGCGATAACTGCTCATTCACATCATCCTCTTCTGATTACTAAGGATTCGCTATGAACAACCAAACCACCACCATCGATCTGGATACCGCAATCAAACGGGGCGAGACCGAGGTCACACAACTCGTATTGCGCCGTCCTCAAGCGGGTGAACTACGCGGCTTGCACATGTCGCAAGTCTTGGCCATGAACACCGATGCCCTGTTCAGCTTGATCCCTCGTATCACCTCACCGGCCTTAATGCCGCACGAACTCAACAACCTTGATGCGGGTGACCTGATCCAAATCGGCTACGCCATTTTGGGTTTGATTGCCCCAAAGTCAATGCAGCAGGGGCTGCCTCAGTAAGCTGGAATGATGATCCCATCATAATCTTCAATCAGGTTGAAGACGTGATGGCCAATATTTTGTCAGTCTTTTCAGGCGGCATCAGTTTATCGGACATGAATGCGATGCCGATTGAAGAGCTACAAGACTGGCATGAACGTGCAAAAATCAGAGAAGGAAGTTAACGATGTCCACCCTCAGCCTTCGTGCAGTGCTGGAGCTTGTTGATCGGGTCTGACCCGATCAACAA